TTCGCAAAAAAAGAACGTCCAGAAAAAATTCTAATTATTGCCAACAAACTTGATACATCAATGGAGATGGCAAATAAAATCAGAGGTTTTGTTGATCAATGGCCAAGTTGGGTTGGTACTGGGTTTTCCGTGGATAAAAATTCACAACGACACTATAAATTAACTAATGGTTGTGAGGTTAAAGCCGTTGCAACATCACGAGATGCGTTAAGGGGTTATACACCAACAATACTTGTATTTGATGAGGCCGCCTTTATTGAAGCAGATGGTGATTTCTGGGCTGCGTGTATGGCTTCCCTATCTACAGGGGGTAAGGTTATTGTTGTATCAACACCAAATGGTTATGATGCAATATATTATGAAATATACAACCAAGCAACAAAGGGAATGAATAATTTTAAAATCTCTGAGATGTTTTGGTGGAAAGACCCAAGATACTCTAAAAATTTATATTTAGTTCCAACAGATGATCTCGTTGATTTTCTACTAAATAAAGACGATAGAGATCAAACAAAAAACATATCTTTTGAAGATTCGGATCCATATAACAGAGATTATGATAAGATTAAGGAATTATTCAAAGAGGGTTACAAACCTTGTTCATCTTGGTATGAAAAAATGGTTAAAAAATTAAAATATGATAAACGAAAAATTAACCAAGAGTTAAATTGTGAGTTTTTAGGATCCGGTGATAACGTATTTGATTCAAAACAATTGGACTATATAAAAACAAACACACTTGAAGACGCACCAACTAAATTAATGGGTAACGCATTATGGATTTGGAAAGATCCAGTACCAGGACATAAGTATATTATTGGTGTAGACGTTAGTAGAGGTGATAGTGAGGATTTCTCATCTATTCAAATTGTAGATTTTGATGAACGAGAACAAGTTTTAGAATATGTCGGAAAAATACCCCCAGACGCTTTAGCTGAAATAGCATATAAGTGGGGAATAATATATAATGCGTTTTGTGTTGTGGATATTACTGGTGGTATGGGTATTACTACGGTAAGGAAAATGCAAGAATTGGGTTATAGTGGGTTTTATATTGAAGGTGTTGATTCAATGAATATTTGGGCTGTCAATAAAACTAGTGTTGATAAAATCCCTGGGATTAATTTTAACAATAAACGAGTTCAAATTATTGCGGCGTTTGAAGAATATGTTAGACATAAGTTTAAAATAAAAAGTGTACGTCTATACAATGAAATGAACACGTTTGTCTATGTAAATGGTAGACCAGATCATCAAAAAGGACAACACGATGACCTTATAATGGGTATATCAATGGCAATTTACGTTGGTGAATCCGCATTCCAAAAACTAGAAAAAGTAACAGAAAAAACAAAAATAATGATTGAATCTTGGACTGTTGCCGATAATAATAATATATCTAAACAAATTCACTTTGATCCTGCAATACCAAATACAAATGTTATGAATGATAGGTTTGGTGGAACACATAATAACCCAACAAGAAATGATTATATTGAATATAGTTGGTTATTTGGTAAACGTTAATATTTATAGGTATGGGTTTAAATAGAAGAAAAAAGTCAGGTAGAACAATTGGTGGTTCACGATTAATAGTTGATGGTCAACCAATTTTTTCTGTGACAAAATATGTTCCTGAACTGAAAAAAATATCAAAACCCGATATTTCAAATGAAGAATCGGAATTAACAACAACCACAACGACCCAAATTGGTTAGTTATTTATTGTAATTAACATTTAAAAATATGAATATATAATTAAATTTATAATATGGAAAAACAAAATCTAACGATATGGCAAAAATTGTCCAAAACATTTGGACCAAACTCTCTTTTGGGTATGGATCAAGCATCAGTAACATTGGATAAAAATGTTTTATTAAAAACAACAGATAAAGCACAATACGATAAAGAAAAATTAGAATACCAACAAAGTTTATTTTTAAGTAATCAATGGCAAAAAATAGAAAACAACTTATACGCCCAAGCGATATATTATGAACCAAATAGAATTGCAGCTTTTTATGATTACGAATCGATGGAATTTTGTGTTTTTGGTGACACTAAAATCGCAACCCCAGATGGTTTTATAACAATTAAAGAATTGGCTGACAAGGGTAGAGATTATGAATTTATAACCTACGCTTACGATCACAACTTAAAAAAGGTTGTACCGGCTTTAGCTAGAAATGCTCATTACACAAGAGATGAAATGACCTATAAAATAACATTTGACGATAATTCACACATTATTGCCACTTGGGAACATCAATTTATGAAGAGAGACGGTTCATTTGAAAGGGTTATGAATTTAAAACCTGGTGACTCAATGATGCCGTTTTATCGTAAATCTTTTTACAATAATGAAAAATACAATTGGGTTTATACTTGCAATTCAGAGGAAGGTCATAATGGATGGGTTTCAGAACATAATTTGATTGCGGAATGGTCTTATGATAGAAAAATAAACGAAGATGAAGAAGTTCACCATATAGATTTTAACGGTAAAAACAACAAGCCGGAAAATTTACAAATAATGAACATTTCAGAACATAGAGCATACCACGCAAGATTAAACAATGAAAAATTATGGGCAAATCCAGAATATAGACAAAAAATGGCTGAGGTTGCAAAAAGAACTGGTGAACACAGTTGGGAAGGTAAGAGAGCCGGTAAAAACAATCCTGCGTATATACCAATTGATTTTGATTTGTTAATTGAAACAGCAAAAACTTATGGTAAACAGGAAACGTGTGCTGAAATCTTAAAAATTAGTTGTGCGAAAATTATTGATGAAATAAGATTATATGGTTACACTGATTGGAATGATTTTAAAACCAAACATAATATAACATTTAAAATAAATGAAAAAGAGGACAGACATATACCTTGGGATAATATCCTTTACGCCGCTAAAGAAAAAAACACTTTAGATGCGACTGCGAAGTATCTAGGAATTACTAGACGTAAATTAGAATATACCTTACAAAAAAATGGTTACAAAACTTGGGGTATTTTTATGGAGGCTTACGGTATGGAAAAATCAAAACCAGGTAGAAGAAAAACGGATGAAGTTGTTGTTAATCATAAAATAGTATCAATAGAACCATATGGTGTTGTACCTGTGTATGATTTAACAGTACCTGGTTATAAGAATTTCGCTACAGATACAATCTTTTCTCATAACACCCCAGAAATATCAACAGCATTAGACATTTATTCAGAAGAATCAACAACACCAAATCAAGATGGTTATGTGTTACAGATATATTCTGAATCAAAAAGAATTAAATCAATTTTGGCCGATTTATTTAATAACATTTTAGACATTAATATCAATCTACCAATGTGGATTAGAAACACATGCAAGTATGGCGATAATTTCGTATACCTAAAATTAGACGAAGAAAAAGGGATTACTGGTTGTTTACAACTACCTAATATTGAGATTGAACGATTAGAGAGAGGAATGTCGGTAAGAACAATGAACGCTGTTGTTAGTTCCCCCACCCCATCCGATGTAAACAGTAAAGGGTTAAGGTTTGTCTGGAAAACCAAAGATATGGAGTTTAATACGTGGGAAATGGCACACTTTAGACTACTTGGTGATGATAGAAAATTACCTTATGGTACATCAATGTTAGAGAAAGCACGTCGTGTTTGGAAACAGTTAGTACTAGCGGAAGACGCTATGTTAATTTACAGAACATCACGAGCACCAGAACGAAGAGTGTTTAAAGTATTTGTAGGGAATATGGATGATAAGGACGTTGAACCATACGTACAACGTGTTGCGAATAAATTCAAACGAGACCAAGTTGTTGATAGTAAAACAGGAAATGTTGATATGAGATACAATCAAATGGCGGTTGATCAAGATTATTTTATCCCAGTACGAGATCCAGGACAAACAATGCCAATTGAGACATTACCTGGTGCTCAAAACCTATCAGAAATCGCCGATATTGAGTACATACAAAAGAAATTACTTACAGCACTAAGAATACCAAAAGCATTTTTAGGTTTTGAAGAACCTGTTGGTAGTGGTGACAATTTGTCTTTAATGGATATTAGGTTCGCACGAACAATCAATAAGATTCAAAAAAGTATGATTGCCGAATTAAATAAAATCGCAATTATCCATTTATTTATATTAGGTTTTGAGGATGAGTTAAATAACTTTACGTTAGGATTAACAAACCCTTCAAAACAAGCCGATTTATTAATGGTTTCAGTTTGGAAAGAAAAAGTATTATTATATAAAGATTTAGTTAGTGAAATACCAAATACATTACAACCAACATCAGCAACCTGGGCTAAAAAACATATATTTGGATTCTCTGATGAAGATATTAAACTTGAAATTCAACAAATTAGATTAGAGAGAGCTGTTGCTGCGGAATTAACAAATACACCGACAATTATAACACACACTGGTATGTTTGATATTGTTGACAAATTATACAAAACAGCAAGTGGTGATACCACAACAGCACCACCAGCAGAAGGAGGAATGCCACCTCCACCACCTGCAGAAGGAGGAGGAATGGGTGATATGCCACCACCACCACCAAGTGGGGGTGAAGCACCTTTGATGGATAGTATTGAGAAATCAAATTATGATATATTAGTTGAGAGTAATGATTTAGAGGCTGATGATTTTATTGATTTATCTAAAGGTCGTAATTCATTGGGGTTAATTGAAAAAGAATTGGATAAATTACTAAATGGTTGATATTTATATTAAAACTATTTAAAATGAAATTCGGTATAATTAAAAGTAAAATTGAAAAATTATTTGTTGAAAGTTATTCAAATAATAAATTTAAAGATCAACTTTTTGTTTTTGAGGAGTTAATACTTAAAAATAAAAACTTAAAAAAAATATATTATTTATACGATGAGTTATCTCAAAATAAAGGTTTAGATAAGTCTCTAGCAGAAAACTATACCAATGAGAGTGTTGTTATATATGAAAACACAATAAATAATGTAACAAAAGAAAATTGGCTTGAGTTAAACGAGTGGTTAAAACCAGTTGTAGTAACTAATAATTATTCAGATATTGATAATCTATTTTCAGATAATATCACACTTTTAGAAGAAAAAATTAAATCTAAACATAGTGTTATTGAGTCATTACAACAATCACCGAAAAATTTAGTTGAGTCACACGAATTACCATTAAACGACTTGGTTAATGTTGCAAATAAAACAATTAGTGATTACTTAAAAACATTAAATGAATCTGATCAATTAAAAGTTAAAAATATTCTAAAAGAAACTGATGATAAGTTACAACTAAAATACGAGATTTTAAAAGAAAATGTTCTTGAAAAATTAACAGAATTAAAGGTTAATGAGACAGATTCGGAAATCATCACTAAAATTGTTGAGACGACAGAAAAAATACAATCAGAAAATTTTGATAAAATAACATATCTAAAACTACGAGAATTAGATAAAGATTTGTAAGTTATGAAAATCATAATAACCGAAAATCAATATAAGTTAATCAAAGAAAACATTTCTTTAAAAGAGAAGTTATTGGGTTTAATGAAAAAAGTTGGTTTTGAATCTGTAACAAAGATTGTTGGATCCTTGGATAAAACATTTGAAATTTTTGATGTCAAAGAACCAATGGATTTCTTAAATTTATTTAATGATTTGGAATCGGTTCAGAGTGAGGAACGTGAAGATTGGACGTTATATCGTTATAAAAAAGGATATAATTTTATTGTTAACAATAGAAAAAATGATTATGTTTATATCAATTATGATGATATTTGGTCAGTTTTGTCACTTAAATTTCACCTTAGCTACTCTGAAATACAAGAACTTACAAAGATATGGTTGGATGAGGTCTACAATTTAAGGGGAATCACACCTTTAACTAAACCATTTAGCGTAGAAGAACTCGTTGGATGAGGTCTACAATTTAAGGGGAATCACACCTAAGTTCAAACGTGCTTCTTTAATTAGTTCGTTGGATCATCTCTAAAATTTAAGGAGAGTCACACCTCTTAACATTAATAATCAACATATTCTTATTTTATTTGATATATAATTAAAAATTATGTAAAATTAAGTAAAATAAACAATTAGTATGAAGAACATTTATGAAAAAAGGTAAAAACGTAAAATTAACGGGTTTTAGGAGTTGTAAGGTACAATTCGGTACTGTTGACTCCAAAGAGTTAAAAACAATTTACATCAATTTACAAACTTGGGTTGAACCCAAACTAGACACAGAAAACTGGAATCGTATTGTGTTAAATATGAATCGGTCATTTAAACATTCAGTATATAATAACATAGACAAAACAATATTTGACGAAAAATTTATTGTAGATCTAGATTTAAGAATGAGTGGAATCCAATTGAAAAAGAAATCCTTTTTAAATTTAGAAACAACATTATTCGTCAACGATCCTATTGATTTTAAATCACCAAAATTAAAAAAAATAATAAAAAAATTCGTTAAAGATATTTACGCCGATGTATTAACAGATAATGAATATTTCAAATGTTACTTAACCAAAAACGGAAATATTAAACCAACAAAAGTAAAAACCGAAATACCTTGATATTTATATAAAAATTTTAAAATGAAAATATTAGGACCAAATGAAATAGGAAAGGGAATTCTTGTAGAGTACGATGCCGGTTACATAAATCCAAAAAGTGAAAACAATAGATTTATAATGGAATCTACAAACACTTTGGATCACTCAAAACCTTTTGAGTTTTACGCTGTACTACAGAAATATAACACACCCAATAGAAATGGTCGTGTTTATCCCGAAAAATTATTGAAACGTGAGGCCGATAATTATAAAAAATTAATTGAGAAAGGTACTGCGTTATCAGAACTAAATCACCCAGAATCATCATTAATTGATCTTGATAGAGTTTCACATATGATTACAGATATTTGGTGGGATGGGCCAATACTAATTGGAAAATTAAAATTATTAACAAGTCCTGGTTTTCACGAGAGAGGAATTGTTTCAACAAAAGGTGATATGGCCGCAAATTATTTAAGACAAGGTGTTACATTAGGTATTTCATCTCGTGGTGTAGGATCCTTAAAAAAAGTTGGTGAACAAAATGAAGTTCAAGATGATTTTGAGTTAATCTGTTTTGACTTAGTGTCGTCACCGTCAACACCAGGTGCTTATTTATTCTTAAATAAAGACGATCGTCATAAATTTGATGAAAGTTTAGATGAAGAAAATAAAATGAGAGATGTTCGTTTATCTGGAATGGAATCAAGTAGTTTAGATAAAACAAAAAATTTAATGAACAGATTGACCTCATTCCTTGATAAATAAAAATAATTAATTTATTATTATAAAAAAATAATTAATTATGGAACAAGGAGAAAAATATTTTGTAGCGAAAATCGCGTCTGATTCTGTTGATAACGAATCTGGTAGAACAAAGAAAATTAAAGAAGAAAAATTGGTCTTGGCGTATTCACCAACCGATGTTGAAGCTAAAATTACAAAAATCTATGAGACGTACTCATTTGATTGGCGAATTACTGCGATAACAGAAAGTAAGATTGATGAGGTTATTGAATAACAATCAATAAAACAATTTTTAAAAAGACGGGTTAATTCTCGTCTTTTTTTTGTAAAAAAATAAATTATTTAATAAAAAAGGAGAGTATTTTATAATATTCTCCTTTTTTTATGTGTAAAAACGATTTTTTTCAAAACATAACATATTTATAAACAAATATAAAACGATAAATGAATAGAAAATCGACAGTAGAAGATGCTTTAATCCAAATTAAAAATGTGGAAGAAGCAATCAATAAAAACGCAGAAGGAATACTTGCTTCAACAATGAGGGAAGAAATCAGTTCATTAGTAAAAGAATCTCTTAAAGAACAAGACGAGATTGAAGAACCAGAAACACTTGATGTTGATGATGAAGAAACAGTGATTGATGACACTGAAATGGATGACGAAGACATGGAAGATATTGACATGGATGGTGAAGAAATGGATGATACTGAAATGATTGATCTTGATGACATGGGTGTTGATGAATTTTCTATGGATGATGAAACAATCGATATGACTGGTGCATCGGACGCAGAAGTTCTAAAAGTATTTAAAGCTATGAGTGATAGTGATGGTATTGTTGTTACAAAAAACGATAATATAATATCACTAAATGATGGTGACAATGAATACATGATTAAAATAAACGAAGAAGAAGAAGTAACAGATATGTTAGAATATGACGAATTAGAAGAAATGTTCAATAATGATGAACTTTCTGAAATGGAAGATGAAGACTTCTTGAGTGGTGCCGATAAAAATTGGGACAAGGATTTTGATTTTTCAAAATTTAACGACGAAGATGAGGAAGAGGATGAAATGGATTTTGATTTTTCAAAACTTAACGACGAAGATGAGGAAGAGGATGAAATGGATTTTGAAACTATTTATGAAATTGAAATGGATGATGAAGAAATGGAGTTGGATGAAGAAGACGATATGGAATTTGGATTAGACGACGAAGAAATGGAGTTAGATGAAGAAGACGATATGGAATTTGAATTAGACGACGAAGATGAATTTATGTTAGAAACTAAAAACTTCAAACCTAAAGGTCTTGTCGGTAAAGTTAAAAAAGTTGACTTCAAATCAAACACACAAGGTGGTTTTAACGAAAAAAGAAAAGAGGCTTTCGGCGGTAAAAAAGAAAAGGCTGACGGTACTGGTAAAGCAAAATTCACATATAAAGATGGTGAAAACCTTGATGGTGAATTTAAAGTTAAACCAAAAAAAGTTGAAGCAAAAGAAGCGTCAAGATTTGTAAAGTCAGTTGATAGAAAAGTTAAACGCGGTTTAATGGCAGCACCAAGACAAATCAAAGAAGAAGTTGAGATGTTACGTACTAAAAATGAAGAATACAGAAAAGCGTTAGATTTATTTAGATCTAAATTAGACGAAGTTGCGGTATTTAATTCAAATTTAGCTTACGCTACAAGATTGTTCACTGAACATTCAACATCAAAACAAGAAAAAATAAACATTCTACGAAGATTTGATAACGTTGAGACTTTAAAAGAATCAAAAAATCTTTACAGAATTATTAAAGATGAAATATCATCTAGTTCAATAAATGAGAGTACTTCAATTAATGAATCAATTAACAGAACAGTAAATAAAACAGGTTCATCTGGATCTGCAGTTAATTTAATTGAGTCAAAAACATATGAAAATCCTCAATTTTTGAGAATGAAAGACTTAATGTCAAAAATAAAATAAACTTTTTAACAAATAGAAGTATTTATTTGTATAATAAACCAAAAATAAAACTAAAAAAAAAATAAAATGGGAGCATTATTAGAATCAGGTCTTGTTGGTAACATTGGGTTAAAACACCTTAAAGTTATCAAAGAAGATACAATTAACAAATGGGATAAATTAGGATTCCTAGAAGGCCTTAAAGGTCACCTAAAAGAAAATGTAGCGCAGTTGTATGAAAACCAAGCGTCTTTCTTGATTAACGAAGCAACAGGTGAAGGTTCTAACGGAGCTTTTGAAACAGTTGTATTCCCTATCGTAAGACGAGTTTTCTCTAAATTGTTAGCGAATGATATCGTATCAGTACAAGCAATGAACTTACCAATCGGTAAATTGTTTTTCTTTGTACCTCGTATTCAAGGATACGCAGCAGATAACGCACATTTTGCACCATATGGAGCACCAAACTCTAACGCAACTGAGAAAAATGCTGGTTACCCAGGTTCAACTGAAGGTACACCATATACTAAAAATCTTTATGATTTATTTTATGAAGGTGGTGAAGCAGGATTAGATCCTCCAGGATTGTTTGATTACTCAAAAGGTCAATGGACAGCTGTAACAACAGACACAACTGTACAACGTTGGTCAGGTAGTTCTTTAGTTGCTGCAGGTAATGATTTCTCAGGTTACACTGGTAACACAAGAAAAGTTATTGTTGCATTATGTAATTTCGCAAACTCTGGTGCTGGTAAATTAATCGGTCCTGATGGTAATGAAATGGATACTGAAACTTTCTTATCAGATCTTAAAATTATTGCTAACGGTGGTTTAGTTGTTGCTGAAGGTTCTTCTTGTAACGTAACTGCTGGGACACCATTGTTGTTCAGAGTTGTTACACAACAATACGGTAAAGGTATTGTAAAATACGGAAACTCAACACAAACTTCTTTCCCATCAACAGGAAATGGTGGTTCTTTCTATGACATTTGTGACGCTGAAGGTTGTATCTATTTAGAGGTTGATCTTTCTTGTCCTGCATGTTTTGATTGTGGTGCTGACTCATTAGATGGTTACACTGGTACAACAATTGAAGAAATTGCTGAAGATTCATTTACTGCTGTATTTAGAAGATATAAAAATTTAGAGTTTGAAGACCAAATTGGTGAGGTTTCTTTTGATTTAGAATCAGTAACTGTTTCTGTAACTGAAAGAAAATTGAGAGCACAATGGTCTCCAGAATTGGCACAAGACGTTGCTGCATTCCATAATATTGACGCTGAAGCTGAATTAACAGCATTATTGTCAGAACAAGTTGCTGCAGAAATTGACCGTGAAATTTTACGTGACTTACGTAAAGGTGCTGCTTGGGACTTACGTTGGGACTACAACGGATGGAGAAGATTGAACTTAACAACTTCTTACACTCAAAAAGACTGGAATCAAACTTTGATTACTGCAATCAACCAATTGTCAGCACAAATCCACAAATCTACTTTGAGAGGTGGTGCTAACTGGATTGTTGTTTCATCTGAGGTTTCTGCAATTTTTGATGACTTAGAATACTTCCACGTATCTAATGCTTCACCTGAGCAAGATCAGTTCAATATGGGTATTGAGAGAGTTGGTACATTACAAGGTCGTTACCAAGTTTATAGAGATCCTTACTTCCCACCAAATCAAATCTTGATTGGTCACAAAGGTACTTCTCTATTGGACACTGGTTACATCTATGCACCGTACGTTCCTCTACAATTAACACCTACAATGTACAATCCATTTAACTTTACACCTATTAAAGGGATAATGACAAGATACGCGAAAAAGATGGTGAACAACCGTTTCTATGCACGTATCACTGTTGATGGTGTTCGTACATTTGATTTGAGAGAATTGAGATAATCAAAATCTTAACAGAATATGAAAAAAAAAGGAGACAAGAAATTGTCTCCTTTTTTTATGGGTTAAAAATAAATGGGTTATAATTTTACTTTTTAATGTTTTATAATATATTTATATGAAAAAATCACAATGAAAACTAAATTAACACCCGAAGATATAGTAAGTATTATTGAATTGTATCAAACAGAAATTCCAAGTACACATAAGTTGGGTGTAAAATTTAAAGTTGGTCATAAAAAAATTAGTCAGATCTTAAAAGAAAATAATATTGTGATTAATAAAAAAGGTGGTCAAACTCAAGATGGTAATAGTTATAATATTGAGTCAACTAAAAGTAAAATGTATGTGTCGTCGGAAACACGGGAATTAGTTGCACAATGTAAGAGAACTAATACCATTGTAAAAGATCCAAATAATTTATCTGGTAAACTAACAAAACATATAGTTGATGTTTATGGTGACGTTTGGATCCCGACAAATACTTACCAGAGAAAAAAATATGAACATCACAATGGTAAAAAGTGGTTTGAGGAATATTTCAATATAATTGAGATTGATAAACAATCAAAAAGAACCTGTAAATTATGTGATTGGGAAACAATGGATATAAATAATAAAACTGGTTGTTTTGAGAGTCATATAGGTAAAGTTCATAATCAAAAACTATCTGAATATCTAACCACATTTCCTGAAGATATTGTTTATCACCCAAATTACGTAAATAATATAAATCATTCTGTTTTTTTATCTAAAGATAAAAATTATATTATATGTAAGATATGTGGTGAAAAAATGAAAAGTATCACAAATACACATTTAAAAGAAAAACATAATATAACAACGTTAGAGTATAAGTTAAAATTTCCAAATGAGAAAATAGTATCAACAACAACTTCTGAAAAGTTGAGTGAGTTGATTATTAATACCAATATCAATATGACGCCAACCTGGACATCAAAAGGTGAAAATGAAATAAAAGAATTTATTGAGAG